AAAGCAATTGGTGTGGCATTCGAGGATCCGGAACTCGACGGCGCAATCATCGGCAAGTCCGGTGGCACCGTCGGGTTCTACGGAACCACGCCTGTCACGCGACGTTCTGGCGCGGCTCAGGCCACGTCCGCTGTTGGCACCGCCAGCAGCGCGGATGTGACCACGGCTCTGAAAGCCGCTGTCATCGAGATCATGAACACGCTGCAGGCTGTTGGCCTGTGGAAGGGTGGCGCGTAAGCGCCAGAAAGGAACATCATGTCGAACGCAAACTTCGAAGCGCCCAAGATTGGCGATGGCCAGCAGATGGGCGATGGCAACGTCGAGGAAACCCTCAACGTCGGCCGCAGCGGCCAGCCCGTGCAGATGCAACCGTCTGCCACCGGCAAGGTCGGTTTCTACGGCACGACGCCGATCACCCAGCGCACCGCTGCCGTGGCCACCTCGGCTGTCGGCACCGCGTCGTCTGCTGATGTCACCACGGCGCTGAAGGCTGCCGTGATCGACATCATGAACACGCTGGACGCACTCGGCTTGGCCAAGGCCGCGTGATCAAGGTGCTTCATGCGGGATGCGGCCGAGAGCCGCTTCCCGAGTGGATACGGGGTCAGGAGACTCGTCTGGACATTGATCCGGGCGTCTCTCCTGACTTTGTTGCTCCCATGACCGACATGGGGGACATTGGCCAATACCACATCGCATACTGTTCGCATGTGCTGGAACACATGCCGCCGCACGAAATCGTGCAAGCGTTGAAAGAACTGCACCGCGTGTTGATACCGGGTGGGTTCCTCATCGCCATAGTGCCGGATCTGGAGGGCATCAAGCCCGACAACACCGTCGTCTACGAATCGCCAGCAGGCCCTGTCACGGGGCTGGACATGTACTACGGCATGGCCAGACTGGTGCAGAGCAATCCGTACATGGCGCACAAGTACGGGTTCGTCCGCAAGACGCTGATCGACTTTGTCGAGCACGCCGGGTTTGAAATCCGCCACGCCGGCCCGTCTAACAACCACCAACTGATGATCACCGCACAAAGGCCCGTGACGCAATGAAAGTCGTCTTGTGTGTGCCTACCCTCACCCGCCCGCATTCAGCGCTTCTGGAGGCCATAGAGGCCGCTGTACCGGCACTGGATGCAGCAGACATCACGCACCAGATGGTGATGGAGGTTGGCAACCCCTACATCAGCCAGGCGCGCAACGTCATGCTGCGCAAGGCGCTGGATGCGGGCGCGGATCAGATCATCTTCCTTGACCACGACGTATCGTTTCCGCCGGAAGCGCTGCTGAAGCTCATCCAGACGGAGGGCGACGTTGTGGCCGGAACGTACAGGTTTAAGAAGGACGAGGAAGACTACATGGGCTGCCTGTTCACCGACGCGGGTGGGCATCCCATCGTGCGCTTGGCAGACGGCGCTATTCACGCAGAGTGGGTGCCCGCAGGGTTTTTGCGCGTGACCGAGGCGGCAGTCGAGAAGTTCATGCGCGCGTACCCGCACCTCATGTACGGCAAGGCGCACAAGCCGCACGTCGACCTGTTCAACCACGGCGCGCACAAAGGCATCTGGTACGGCGAGGACTACGCCTTCAGCCGCAACTGGAACGACTGCGGCGGCTCCATCTGGTTGATCCCCGACGCGGACATCACGCACCACAGCGCCGACAAGGCGTATCCCGGCAACTATCACATGTACCTGCGACGCAGGCCCGGAGGCGACCTATGCCCGTCATCTACATGAGGCACCCGATCCACGGCACTAAGGTTGCCACGATGGATCTGGAGGCAGAAGAAGATGAACGCAACGGATGGGAGCGGTATACTCTAGATGAGGAATCGCCCCAGGTTGCCGTCAACGAACTGACTGCGCGCAGGCGGCGACGGGAGTTGCCACATGCAGAGGTACTTTGATGTAGTGCAAAACCGTCAGGGTACTGCAGTCGTTGGCGCCGCCGTAACGGTCTACGACGCCAACGGAAACCTTGCCACGCTGTACAGCAACAACAGCGGCGCCGCATCAAGCAATCCCGTTTACACCAACAGCGACGGCGAATACGCCTTCTACGCTGCCAACGGGACGTACAGCATCACCATAGCCCAAGCGGGCTACGCTACGGAGACGAAGCCGGGAGTGGTGCTTTTTGATCCCTCCGACTCTAGCGCGTCTAACAACGTGCAGTTCCTGCAAGCAGGCACTGGGGCGCAGGTGCGTTCGGTGCAGTCGAAGCTGCGGGATGTGGTGTCGGTGCGGGACTTTGGGGCGGTGGGGGATGGTGTTGCGGATGATACGGCTGCGTTTGCGGCAGCAGCTATAGCGGCTGGGGATGGCAATCCAATATACGTACCGTCAGGTAAATATCTCAAAAGCACAATTTCAAACGAGCAGAATTATTTTTGGTCTTGCGGAAACGCCTTAGATCCATCCGGCTTGTTTCCAATCTCGTTGCTTGGGCACGTTGAGCAGGCGTATGCTAATAGGCGATTACTGTCCAACACCGCAACTTCTCCGGCGCAAGTAACAGATTTTCAAATTAACAGGTCATTTAATTATCCTGGCGGAACTTTTGGCGTAGTCTGTTCGGCTCAACAAATAACTACAGATGTTTCTGCTGGCGTCAATGATTTTATTTGGGGGCTGTTGTCTATACTTAATAATAACTCTAATAATGGAGAAAATGTTGCCATTTATGGGCAAGCCAACAGAATAACTGGAACATCTGCTATTTGGGCTGGTGTATTTGAAGCATCGGACAAAACAAATACATCTGGCGCCGGAAAGTCTGGTTTGGTTGGTGTAGAAGTAGATGTATTTGCTAATGGCGCGGATGCTAACAGCAATCGCGTTGGCATTGATGTTGTGGTTGGAAAGGGCGCGCCTGCTGGCTTGGCATGTGAGGCAACAATTGGAGTTAGGGTTAACCCACAAAACTCAAGTATTTCCAACGGAACTTGGAACGTTGGATTTGCGGCTCTCGGTTGCGTAGCGGTTGATTTTTTGGCGCAAAGCGCCTCAACTGCCGCATTTCAGGCTTTTGGGACAAATACATATGCTTTTTTCGCAAACGGCACTCATACGGTAGGAATTGATTTTTCATCTGCCACTATTTCTGGCAACGCAATAAGAATCGCTGCTGGACAAACCATTGCATTAAACGCAACAGGCACTATTACCGTTGAGTATAATTTAGCATCTGATTCAATTCTTTTCAAGAATTCAGGAATTACAAAGCACACTTTTTCAATGGCATGACCCACATTACCCTAACCCTCAACCAACAACAACTCGCCGTGCTCAACCAAGCATTGGTGGAACTGCCGTTCCGCGTGGCCGCGCCGCTGATCCAGCACATCAATGCGGAGATTCAGCGCCAGTTTAATGCCCGCGCAGGCGACAATGCGGAGGCGCCGCCCGCCCCCTGATCTGCTAGGATCACACCATGACCGTCCTATCGCCAGGCGTCACGACCGCCAACACAACTGCCGGTGACCAGATCAACGCCGCACTGCGGCTGATCGGCCAGCTTGCCGAGGGCGAAACGCCCTCCGCCGCCACGTCACAGGATGCGCTGGCGGCTTTGAACCAGATGCTCGACTCATGGAGCATTGAGCGCCTAGCGGTGTACAGCACGCAGGATCAGGTGTTTACCTGGCCGGCAAACACCGCCACGCGCACGCTGGGGCCGACGGGGAACTTCGTCGGCAACCGACCGGTGCTGCTGGACGATTCGACGTACTTCCGCGACACCGAATCTGGTGTGTCGTTCGGCATCGCCATGATCAACCAGCAGCAGTACAACGGTATTGCGCTGAAGACCGTGACGTCGACGTATCCGCAGGTCATGTTCACCAACATGACGTTCCCCGACATCACGATGACCGTGTACCCGGTGCCCAGCAAGGATCTGGAGTGGCACATCATCAGCGTGCAGGAACTGTCGCAGCCTGCGCTGCTGAACACCACGCTGTCGTTCCCGCCGGGCTACTTGCGGTGCTTCAAGTACAACCTGGCCTGCGAGATTGCGGCCGAGTTTGGCGTCGAGGCCCCGCCCACGGTGCAGCGCATCGCCATGTCGTCCAAGCGCAATCTGAAGCGCATCAACAACCCGGATGACTTGATGAGCATTCCGTACAACCTCGTCAACCGCAGGCTGCGCCGGTTCAACGTGTACGCGGGTACGCCGACGTGAAAACGCCCATCCTCGGATCGTCCTATGTGGCGCGGTCGGTCAACGCGGCCGACAGCCGCATGGTCAACCTGTTCCCCGAGGTCGTGCCCGACGGCGGCAAAGAGCCTGCGTTCCTACAGCGGTGCCCCGGGCTGCGTCTGGTGGCCACCGTAGGCGACGGCCCGATCCGTGGCATGTGGAAGTTTGGCGACTTCCTCTACGTCGCGTCTGGCGGCAAACTGTACCGCGCTGACGGCAACTTCGCCGTGACGGAACTGGGGCTGATCAACGGCAGCGGGCCGGTGAGCATGTCGGACAACGGCACGCAGCTGTTCGTCGCATGCAACCCTGACGCGTTTATCTACAACGCCGACACGGGCGTGTTCGCGCAGATCACTGACGTCGATTTCCCTGGCGCTGTGACGGTAGGCTACCTTGACGGGTACTTCGTGTTCAACGAGCCCAACAGTCAGCGCTTCTGGGTGACATCGCTGAACGACGGCACGCAGATCGACCCGCTGGACTTTGCCAGCGCCGAAGGCAACCCGGACAACATCGTGTCGCTGATGGTCGACCACCGCGAGGTGTGGCTGTTCGGGAACAACACCATCGAGGTCTGGTTCAACGCTGGAGCCGCAGACTTTCCGTTACAGCGCATCCAAGGCGCGTTCATGGAAACGGGTTGCCTCGCGCCGTACAGCGTAGCCAAGCTGGACAACAGCGTGTTCTGGCTGGGCTCGGACGCTCGCGGCAACGGCATCGTGTACCGCAACAACGGCTACAACGCGCAACGCGTTAGCACGCACGCTGTGGAGTGGCAGATCCAGCAGTACGGCGTGCTAAACGACGCCATCGGCTATTCGTACCAGCAGGACGGGCACTCGTTTTATGTGCTGACGTTCCCGACCGCGCAGGCGACGTGGGTGTTTGACGTGGCCACTGGGGCGTGGCACGAACGGGCGGCGTGGGATGGGGTGCAGTTCCGTAGGCACCGGAGTAACTGTCAAGCAAATTACGCTGGTCAGGTGCTGGTGGGGGACTGGGAGAGCGGCAGCCTTTACGCGTTTGACCCCGAAGTGTACGACGATAGTGGGGCTACGCAGCGGTGGTTGCGTTCGTGGAGGGCGTTGCCTACGGGGCAAAACAATCTGAAGCGCACTGCGCATCATGCGCTGCAATTGGATTGCGAGACTGGGGCAGTATTTCCAGTTGTTCCAATAAATTGGACAGCAGTTGCTTTGGCTCTCATTCGCGCTTCCGTTGGACTTGAGCCAGAAAATACATTGTTTAACGAATTTTACGGAACAAGAAGATTGGGAGACATTGATAACAGCGGAACAGTTGTTTTGACTGATGCAACAACTGTTCTTAAATACGTTGCCAATGACCCAATATCAAACAACGCAAGAAATTACATGCTTGGCGCTATGTCAAGCATTTTGCGCTTGTACCCCGCAAAATATGCTGCCTACCTAAGTGAACCTACGTCCACCGACCCCCAAGTCATGCTCCGCTGGTCCGACGACGGCGGACACACATGGGGCAACGAGCACTGGGCCAACATGGGCAAGATTGGCGAGTACGGCAAGCGCGTGATTTGGCGCAGGCTGGGCATGACCACCAAGCTGCGGGATCGCGTGTACGAGATCAGCGGAAGCGACCCGGTGAAGATTGCCATCATGGGCGCTGAACTGACGGCCACGCCGACGAGCGCCTAAGATGCAAACGCTGCCCCGCGTCCCGGCATCCCGCGATCCGCTGGTGGACGGCGGGGCGCTGACCACGCGTGCGTGGTTCCGGTTCTTCTCACTGCTGCAAGAAAGCATCGGCCAAGCCAGCAGAGAAACGTTCACGCTGGTGCAGAACTCCACTGGCGCAACGCTGTTCAAAGGCACCGTGGTGGGCTTTGCCGGCGTCGGTGCGGCTAACGTGCTGTCGGTGGCCAAGTACCTTGCTGACGGCTCCACACCGTCGCTGTACATCCTTGGCGTGCTGGACGAAACCATTCCCGACAACGGCGCCACGGGCCTGGCTTGCGTCTGGGGGCCGGTGACAGGAATCGACACCAGTGCGTTCAACGTGGGCGACATCCTGTACGCCAGCCCAACGGTGGCGGGCGCGTTTACCAACGTTAAGCCCACCGCGCCGGACAACGTGATTCCGTTGGCGGCAGTGTTGGTCAAGAGCGCGACTGACGGCGTGATCTTCGTGCGGCCGACAATTGAGCAGCAGAAGTACTACGGCGAGTTTGTAAAGACCACGGATCAGACGCCAGCGTTAACCAACACGGCGTATGAGTTGACGTTTGACAGCGCATTAATTGCAGAAGGCATCAGCATCGGCTCGCCCGCCTCGCGCATCGTTGTGCCTGAATCTGGGCTGTACCACTTCAACACAACGGTGCAGATCAGCAGCAGCAACGCAAGCGACAAAAACGTCTGGGTGTGGTATCGCAAAAACGGCACGGACATTCCGTCAACGGCGCGGATTGTGACAATCAACATCAACAATGGATACAGCCCGATGGCTCTGAGTGAGTTTTTCTCGCTGGCAGCAAACGATTACATCGAGGTCATGTATGCCGCAAGCAACACCGCCATTACGGTGGATAATGTCGCAGCCACTGCGTTTGCCCCAGCAGCCCCCGCCGTCGTGCTGGCGGTAACCCAGATTCAACAGTGAGAGCACCATGAGCGTTTCGCTTTCCCCTTACGCTGGCGCCGGGGCGCAGTTCTTCGACAACAACGGCAACCCGCTGGCCGGCGGCCTGATCTACACCTACGCTGCCGGCACCACTACGCCTGCGGCGACATACACCAGCAGCAGCGGCGGCACGGCAAACGCGAACCCAATCGTGCTGGACAGCGCCGGCCGCACGCCCGCGCAAATTTGGCTGACGGAAGGATCGTCGTACAAGTTCGTGCTGCAGACGTCTGCTGCAGTGACTATCAAGACCGACGACAACATCTTTGCGTCGTACGAACTGGCGAAAGCCATCGGTGTCGCAGTCGGCTTGGGTGCCGGCAGCGTGGCCACCAACATCGCTGTGGGCGACACGGCGCTGGACAGCAACACCACGGGGTCAAACAACACGGCGGTGGGCTACAACGCCCTGACGGCCAACATCGACGGCTTCCAGAACACGGCGCTGGGCTCCGAGGCGCTGGATGCCAACACCTCAGGTGACTACAACACTGCGGTGGGCTATCAGGCGCTGACGGCTGCGAGCACGGCGAATTACAACACTGGCGTCGGTTACCGGGCGCTGAATGCGGCGACGTCTGGTGCGGGCAATACAGCGCTGGGCAGCGATGCGCTGTTGCTGGTGTCTACGGGCGCTGACAACGTGGCGGTGGGTTACGCGGCGCTGGATGCTTACACCGGCAGCGATGCCGTGGCCGTGGGGCGTTCGGCGCTGGGGGCAAACACCAGCGGCACCGGCAACACTGCGGTGGGCAAAGATGCGGCGCTGCTGGTAGTTACGGGCGCGTACAACGTTGCCGTTGGGTGGAATGCGCTGGATGCAGCTACCACCAGCAACAACACGGCGGTGGGCGCGTCGGCGCTGGGTGCGCTGACTTCTGGCGCAAACAACGTGGCCTTGGGCTTTCAAGCCGGCGATGCACTGACCACTGGCAGCAACAACATCGTCATCGGCTACGACGCCGATGTTTCTGCCGCAGGCGTCAGCAACGAAATCACGCTGGGCAACAACAGCATCACGTCGATGCGCGTGCCTGGCCTGACGATGACTGTCGGCGCAAAGTGGATCAACAACGGCACGCAGACGGTGGCGGCGCTGGTTGCCGCAGGCACTGCTGGCGCAGGCGCTCGCGCTGTGGTGACGGACGCCAACGCAACGACTTTTCATTCGATCGTGGCCGGCGGCGGCGCGAACGTCGTGCCCGTGTTCAGCGACGGCACCAACTGGCGGATTGGGTGAGGTGAATCATGGCATACGTTACGCTTGACGATCTGCGCAAAAAGGGCATCACTGGCGCCAGCTACGACATGCAAAACAACGCCTGGCAAGTGTCAGGCGGCAGTCAGGCTGATCGCGCGTATTACGCCGAGTTGGTTAAACAGGCTCAAGGCCTGATGGAATCGCTGGGCATCAAGCCTGATGCGGTATCGTCTTTTTCGGCCGACTCTGGCGATTTTTCCAGGCCTTACTATTCGTCCGATCTGATTGAGCGCACGCTCAATGAGCGCGGCCTGCAGATGGGGGTGGACCCGTCACGCAGCAAAGGAACGCTTGGCGGATCTGGGTCTTGGACCTTGCAGATGGGGCTATTGGACTCGTCTGGCAATCCGGTGCAAGAATTTCAGACTGGCGAAAAGTCCATTGGCTCATCGTTTTTCAAAGGGTTTGTTGCGCCGTTTGCCCAGATTATTTTGACGGGCAACGCATCCAGCATCGGCGCAGCCATTGCACCCACTGCATCGGCAACTGTCCAATCCGCCATCGGCAGCGCTGTGGCCAGCGGCGCTGGAACCGCACTGTCTGGCGGCGACGCAGAAGACGTCATCAAGAACGCGCTGATTGGCGGGGCCACGGGAGCCATCGGGGAGATGGTCAAGCCCTACGTCCAAGACGCAATCGATTTCGTCAAGGATTTGACGCCGGAAGGCTTGCAAGACGTCGTTGCCGCAGCCGGTGACGCGGGGGACGTTGCCGGCAATGTGGGCGACGTGGATGTGGGTGGGGCTGTTACTAACGTAGACGCCATAGCAGAGCGCGTTTACAACAACGCCATTTCATCCGGCCTGTCGCATCGAGAAGCATTAAATGCGGTTTCGTCAGAAATTGATGCTTTTCGCGCGACTGGAGGCAGTGGGGAGCTTGCTGGATTTAGCCCCATCGCAAACGCAAACGCTTTGGCGGGAAATGTTGCGCCAATCGTTCCTCCCTCAAACGCGCTGATCAACGACCCATTCGTGGGGCTTGCGGAAAACCTTCCTGTTGCGCCGCCCCCAGTTGACTTCACCCCTACGCCTGTGGCGCCGTCGCCTGGGGTGGCAACCGTTGATTTGACTGCCGGGCAAGCGCCTTATGACCCGTACACGGGCCTTGCAGAAAACTTCCCGACGACTACGCCGCCGATCATTCCGCCCGTTGCCGACACCGGAGCCGGCCTCGGCGCCGCAGGCACTGCCGCAGGCGTGGCGGGCGCGGGTGCTGCGGCTGGCGCGGCGGGGGCGGGCGCAGCGCCTACGGGCACCGCTACCGGAGCCGGCGGCGGCGACATGATTGACCTTGGTGCTGACCCACTCTACGGCGGCGCGTACACCGGCAGCGGCGCGGCGGAAAGCGCGCTTACTGGCGCAACGGCAGGCGCTGCCGCTGGAGCGGCCGGCCTCACCGGCATCCCTGTCGTCGACGATTTCCTCAAGTACCTCGGCACCCCCGCAGGCGCTGCGGCACTGGGTGCGTTCGGCAGCCTGGCGAGCGGGTATCTGACGGGCCAGGCGGCAAAAGACGCGGCGCAAATTCAAGCGAATGCCGCAGCAAACGCCCTCCAGCTGCAACGCGAGCAGTTTGAGTACCAGAAGGAACTGCTGGACCCGTACCGCAGGCGCGGCGAATCGGCGCTGAACCGATTGGCCGGCGTCATGGGCCTCGACGGCCAACCCGCCCAGCCGCAGCAACTGCTGGACATGGACCCCGGCTACGCCTTCCGCCTGGGCGAGGGCATGAAAGCGCTGGAGCGTGTGCAGGCTGCGCGGGGCAACATGCTGTCTGGCGGGGCGATCAAGGCGGGCCAGCGGTACGCGCAGGACTTCGCCTCGGGCGAGTACGGCAACGCGTACAACCGCCTAGCCAACATCGCCGGATTGGGGCAAACTGTCGGCGGTCAGTTGGGCACTGCGGCCCAGCAGTTTGGCCAGACGGCAGGGGAAACGATGTCTCAAGGCGCAAACGCACTGGCGGCAGGGCGCATTGGCCGCACCAGCGGTTACATGGGTGGCATCGGTGGCGCTGTGGGCGCCTATCAGAACTACCAAAACCAGCAGCAGCAGAACCAGCTGTTCCGCGACATCTACGGCCGCATGGGGGTCTGACATGCCGATCAATCCGAACATCCCGCTGCAGGCAGCGAACATCCCGCAAATCCGGTATCAGCCGGAGTCGCAGTTTGAGTCGTTCGCCAAGATCCAGCCGACGCTGAATGCGATGCGCCAGATGCGGCAGGAGCAGATGCAAACGCAGCAGAGCATGGCGGAACAGCAGGCGCTGCAAGAGATTCGCCAGCGCGGCTACGATCCAGAGGAGATTGGCACGCTTTTGCAGATGCACGGCAAGACACAGGCGCAGATGGAGCTGGGTGTCAAGATGGTGAATGCTGCGCGTGCGGGGAGGGCTGATCAGCGACCGTCAGTGGTTAGGCCGGGAGAAGCCCTTGTATCGCCGGGTGGGCAGGAGTTGTATCGCGCAAAACCGGAAACAGCACCAAAACTGGAAAGGGTACCACTTGGCGACAGGGTTGCGTTCATTGACATGAACCCATCAAGCCCGACTTTCCGGCAAGAGGTTGTGTCGCAAGCGATGGGCGCGGCGCCGGAAGCGCCGGGAGCGGCAGAGGCGCGAGGCATTAATCGGCAACGCGCCGAGTTGGAAGCGCAACGGTTGGATCTTGAGCGTCAGCGCGTTCAAGCGCAAGCGAGCAGGGATGCGCAGGCTACCGCAAGGCTTGATCGTCAAATTGCACAAAATGAGGAACGCCTGCGGCTTGAACGCAGGCGCGTGGAGTTGGCAGAAGGGCGGCCGACAGCGCTTGAAGAAAGAACTCAACTGGAGGCTCGACAAAAAGCATCTAGCCTTGAAACCACAATCAAGGAGCTTCAAGACATCAGCAAGCCGGGCGGTTTGATTGATCAGTCCACGGGTAGCGGCATCGGCGCTGCAACTGACATCGCCGCCGGAATGGTTGGCGTTGCGACGCCTGGCGCGATTGCAATCGGCAAATTGCAACCAATTGCTGACTTGGTGCTGAAAAACATCCCTCGTTTTGAAGGACCGCAGTCTGACAAAGACACGCAATCGTACAAAGAAGCCGCTGGCCGCTTGGCGGATCCGACTGTCCCTACAAAAATTCGCAAAGAGGCGGCGCAAACCATCATTCGCCTGATGGAAAAGTCTAGGGCTCAAGCGCAAGCTACAGCCGCACGGCCTGCGGTTCGCGCTGCAATACCCCAGTCATCCGCAGTTCCTGCTGGCGTTGACCCAGAAGATTGGAAGTACATGACCGACGAGGAGAAAGCGCTGTGGAAATGACTGTCGAGCAGCAGCGCGCGCTTGCGGTTGCGCGAGCACGTCGTCGCAGGGCAGAAGCGTCTGCAACACCGCCAGGACAGATTCCGGGTGCCGGACCGTATCAGGCGCCGCCTGCGGCCGAGATTCCTGTTGGGCGCAGGGTTGCGCAAGGCGTCCAGCGCAACGTCGGTCAGATTGTTGGCGCGCTTCAACCGTCTGCGGAAATGCTTGCGGGCGCCGGCGGTGCAATCCGAGGCGCTACCGCAATGGCCCCCGCTGGTCCTGTGGCAGCGGCCGCGGGCGGACTGGCGGGCGGCATCGCCGGTTTCACAGGTGCGCGCACTGGAGCGGAATTGTTGCAAGGCCAGCAACCTGACGTGCAGGGCGCGGTACAGGAAGCGGTTGCCGGCGAATTGATTGGACGAGGCGCAGGGTCTGCGATTCGCGCAGGAGCGCGTGGACTGGACTACCTGCGATCGCTGCCGCAGAACAAAGCCGTCAACATTGCTCGGCAGGCTGCGGGGCCGGAAGCCGCAAATCTTCGCGCCGCACTGCAAGGCGCAGAACTTGGCATGACGCCGGCCCAAGCGACGGCGGGGTCGCCTCGGCAGGCTTGGCAAGCACTGTTGGCCTTTGAGCCCACAGACTTTGCTGCGGACGTTGCGCGCCGGCAGAAGGCTCTGTCGCAGGGTCAATTGGCCGGCCTAGCGGGCGGCCCGTCAGCCACTGCGGCGCGCGAGACTGCGGAAGCCGGCAAGAAGCAACTGACCGACATCACGTCGCCGATGCGTGAAACGGAGCTTGCTGCGGCCAATGAGGCCCAGCGGATGATGAATGCGCTGGTGCCTCGCAGGCAGCAGAAACAGGGCTCAATGGTGTCGGCGCTGCAAGAAGCCGGCAGAACGGGCACTGAAGCCGCGCAACGCACGGAGTCTGCCGTTCAGCAGTTGCAGCGCGTGGTTCCTGGACAAATTCCATCCGTCAGCGCCCGGCAAACAGCCCGCGTGCAAGCGGCGGCTGGAGCCCAACAGCAGGAGGCGTCCAATCTTTTTGCAGACATCTCCCGCCAGCGTCGAGCCGAGCGGGATTTTATTGATCGGCAGATTGGAAGCCTAGAGGCGTACGGGCTGCGTCCACTGGACATCAATCCTGTGGTGCAGCGAATTGACACAACGCTCAACACGCCCGGCATTCGCGCCAGCACGGATGTGACGCGAGTCATGTCACTGCTGAAAGACGACTTGCTCACGCTCGCGCAGCGCAACGGTGGTGTCATTGACGCGCACGACCTGTACACGCTGCGCAAAGAAGGCGTGGCGCAGCGCGTGCGGGATGTCTTGAAGCAGGACGATCCGAAAGCGGCAGCAAAGGTCACTGCGGCAGTTGTGGATAAGTTCCGCCCGCTTATTGACAACGCGATTGAGCAGGCGGGCGGCACTGGGTGGCGTCAATATCTTGACACTTACAGCAAGGGCATGGACGTTATTGCGCGCAAGCAAATGGCCGCGCAGGCGTTGGACATGTTCAAGGGGAACCCGCAGGATTACGTCAGGCTGGTGCGCGGCGACAACCCTGATGCGGTGGAGGCGATCTTCGGGCCTGGCCGCTACAGCATCTTCAAAGAGATGACCGCAGAGATGCCGACGCTGGACAAGGTTGCGCGCATCGTTGAGGCGGACAAACTGGCGGCAGAAAAGGCTGCAGGCGGCAGGGGCGAGCTGGCGCAAATCCTAGAAGCCAATCGCGCAAAGTTGCGGCTTCCCAACTGGTTCAGCCCAACGATCACGGCTGCGAATATGCGGCTTGCCGACGTCGAAAAGCGCGTTGACAAGAAGACCATTGACATGATCCGCAAAGCGGCCGAGTCTAATCAGGGAATGATTGACTTGCTGGATGGCTTACCGGTAAAAGAGCGCCAGAAGCTGCTGCGCCTTGTCACTGACATTTCCACGTCTGGCGTCGGCCAAGCAGTCATTCCTGCGGCGCGCGCGGCAGTTGCCCCGACAATCGGCGAACTGTCTCGCAAGGCAGAAAACGCCCTCGCCCCCGAACCCATCAACGCCCTGACCGCGCCATGAACCTCACCTTAGAGCAAAAGTCGGACATCGTGACAGAAGTCACAAAGGCGGCTCCCCCTGTGACGGTAGCGGGTGCCACAATCGCCGGTATGCAGGTCAACGACATGATCCTCTGGGCGACACTGCTCTACCTCGTTCTCCAGATCGGCTTTCTGCTGTATCGCTGGGGACGGTTGCACTTCTTTGGCAGGGACGGGGAATGAAACACGCGGCACTGGCTCTACTCCTCGCGGCCGGTGCCGCGAACGCTAACGTCGTGGCCATCGCCACGCACCAGAACATCCGTCTGGAACTGCACAACGTCGCAGGCCCGTGTCAAGAGCGTGCGCTGTGGGCGGTGATCACTGACGGCAAACGCACCATCAGTGGGTGCTGGCTGGTGCGGCCACCGGATCAGGTGAGCATTGCTTGGTTGGACGGGGACTATTCCACGGTGCCGATTGGCGCTTTTCGTGAACCGGAGAAACTATGAACGCAACGATCATTCAGGCGCTTGTGCGCCACATCCTGACGGCTCTGGCTGGCGGCTTTGCCGTCAAGTGGGGCATTGACGGCGGCACGATGGACGCCATCATCAGCGGCGCTTCCGCTGCGGCTGGCGTGACGTGGAGCGTGTGGGACAAGCGGCGGCAGTGATGGACGCTGAATGGATGCCCGTGCCAGTGCCCGAATTTTCTCGGGCATATTTGGTTAGCAACTTTGGAGAAATTGCCAGGGTTTTGCCTTCACAAGGAACAAAAACTGGCGCCATTAAACAAAAAATTAACAAGCGCACCGGGTATTGTTATGTAAGCCTTTGCGCAAAAGGAATTGCAAAAACATTTGCTGTTCACAGATTGGTGTGCATGGCGTTTCATGGTGAGCCGCCAACTG